TAAGCTCCCGACGCTGAAGACTGGATAACTGTTGCATCAACACCTGGTAAAAGATATCCTGTTACAGCTCCTAAGAATCCGTTGAATTTACCTGCTACTGCTGTACCTTCCCAAATAGACTCTTCAGTTGCTTGTGCTATAATTTCTCCCATATAAGAGATAACGTAGTCATCAAAAGATGCAGGTGGTGGTGCTCCTGCTCCTGCTCTCATTTGCAGAGCTTCCCAAGAATCTAATAATGTTTTCTTACAAAGGTCTAAATTGATTTGTAAGTTTTTAGGTTCTAGAACCTTTTCAGTAAGTGCTAAAGTACCTGCATCTGTAAAATCACAAGTAGCATCAGCAACTACTCCTGATCCTGCCATTCTTTGAATGTTAGATTTAAATTTAATGTTTTCTATGGATGTTAAGTAATCCAATGATGTTGCTTCTTTCAGAGCTGCTGAAATATAAAATCCTGCTGCTTTACCTGAAAAGTTTGATGTTGTAGTAAACGCCATTTTTTTTTATTGTTTTAATTGTTAATATTTATTTTCCTAAGTTGTATAAAAATCTTTCTTGTTTAGAAAGTTTGTTGTACTCCTTTCTTGTTAAAGGTTTTCTATCTGAACTAAATTTATTTGTGTTAATTGGTGCATCAGCAGGAGATTCAGAAAGTTCTGTTTTAAGTTTGTCATTTTCTTCTTTAAGCTTAGAAATTTCTTCATCTGAAGATAATTCTTTAACTTCTTCTTTCATTTTAACATCTTCATCCTTAACACCCATTTTAGACTTCAAATCAGCGATAGCATCCATTAGATTGTCAACTTTGTCTTTCATTTCTTCATAAGTTTTTTTGTACCAATCAGGCATTTCTTCGCTTTCGTATTCATCTTCTTTTTTTCTCATATCCTTTTCTTTGTCTTTATCTTCATCTTCATCTTTATCTTTTTTAGCCATTTCTTCCTTTTCATCTTTTTCATCTTTATCTTCATCTTCAGCTTCTATTTCTTCTTCCGTTTCAGACTCCATAACTTCAGAAACGATACCTTCATCTTCTACTCTAAATGAAACACCATCTTGCGTTTTATAAGTGCCTTTTGGTAAAGGAATTGTTGTGCCATCTTCTGTAAGTACAGAAATATCTACACCGCTTTCAAGTTCTTCAGCAGTAGAAACAAAAATTGTTCCATCTTCTGATTTTGACTGCCATCCTAATTTGATTTCCTGCTCTGGCTTTTCCAACCCTAGAGCTACTAATATACGTTCTTTTATGTCCATAGTTTTGTTGTTTTTAATTAAATAGATTATTTTTTATTTTGTTTGATTTTCGTTTATTATTTCATTGAGTGCTGATAGTATTTCTGCATCTGTTGGAGTTTTTTCTGACATCTCTTGTAGACGGTTAGTAAAATAACCTTCAATAGATAAACCACGTAAAGAGCCATCTATGACTTTTTTCCACAGTTCATCATTTTCTATCTTCATTTTAACAAACCAAGTTCCATTTGGCAAATCAAATCCATACATTTTTGATTTATCCATATCACCTTCTTTAATCCAACTTTCAACTGTTAAAACACCACTTACTCTATCTTTATGTTCATATGTAGCTTTATGATGGTTATTGTGTTTCAAGTATAATTCACTTGCTTTCCTTACTGTTTCAGGACTAAAATAAACATAATACTCTGAATCAGTATTTGGATCGTATCTAAATATTTGTTTGTTAGGTATTAAAGCAGGTGAAACAATCATTCTTTTTTCTTCATCAACTTTTGCTAAGGTTAGATTGTTTTTTTCTTTTCCAAAATAAACAAAGTCCTGTTCAATAGCAGGAGCATTAACTAAAGAGATTGCATCAATAGTTAAATCTTTGTTATCCTCGCTAACTAATAGTTCTACTATTTTTGTGATTTTAAGATCTTCGTAGTAATCTTTGTTGGCTTCTTCACATTCAGCGATTGTATCATATTTACATTCACCTCTGTTTCCCCACTTTACTTTTCCATCTTTGCATTTTTTACACGGCATATTTATATATGTATTTTTTTTTTATTTATTTGATTTTATATTGTAGCTCTTCGCCTAATGTTTGCTAATTGGTTTTGACTATTAGTCATTTCATCAGTTACAACAAATGCTTTGATAGGATCAGGAGCTTGTCCTTGACCTAATGTAAATGCTCCTTGCATTAATTGTTGTGCAGGTGGTTGTGCAGGAGCATCAATATTAGCACCACCTCCACCACCACCATCACCTACATCAGTTGCGTATATTCTTTTTACGTTAGCTAAACCTTGTAATATGATCGCTGCACCGGTTACAAATCCTGTTGTACCACCCTGTGCAAAAGCTTTATTTGCTCCTGCATAAGTGTCTATTATGGCTTCTTTGTTTTCACCTGCTAATGCTTGTAACGATCCAGTAAGTTTACTAAATGCTCCTAATTGACTTTGTAGTTTAGCAGCATCCATTTTCTTTTGGTTTTGTTCAGATTTTTTAGCTAATTGTTCTGCTTTAATTTGATATTTCTTTTCAATCGCTAACTTCATTTCTTCAAAGTTTTCAATATCTCCAAGTCTAGCAATTTCATTTTCTTGTTGTATTCGTAAAGATTCTTGCGCTCTTTTTTCTTCGTCTTCTATTAAAGATAGTGTGTTTTGATCTCTAATAGCTTTTAATTTTTCATCTTCTTTTTCTAGTTTTTCTTTATTTTTTTCTGCATACTTATCTGTGATTTGTTGTAAATCTTGTTGATAATCGTCTTCTATCTTTTTTAAAGCTTCAGTTTTAGATTTTTCACTTGCCTTAGAATTTTTAACATCTTCTTTTATTTTTTCCATTTTAAACTCTAGCTTCTTTTTTTCTTTCTCTTCATCTGTTTCAAGTTCTTCAATCGCTATTTCTTGATTGATTTTTTCTATAATTGCTGCAACTTTTTCTTCACCTTTTTTTCTAGCGTCTCGCCATTGTTTTCTTTTAGATGCTAAATTGTTTTCTTCGTCTTGTGTTTTTTTGTTGTTGTTTTTAATTAAATTACGTATTTCACTTTCTCCTGCTCCTTTTACCTGTACTAACTTTAACTCTTGTTTATTTAATTTTTCGTTAGCTTTTATTTGGTCTTTTTTTGCCTTAGCAATCATTTTTTCTACTTGAGCAATCCTGTCTTTTCCTCTCTCTGTTTTTTTATCCCAAGCTAACCAACGTTCAAGTTTTTTAACTTCTGCATCTGCTAATACTTTTGTTTTTTGTGCGCTTTCAAATTTTGCTTGTGCGTTGTCTTTTTCTTGGTCTACTAACTTTTGCGCTGTTTCTAATTGTTCTTCAAAAGATAGTGTTCCTTTGTCTATTTCTTGATTGTATTTTTCTCTTGCTATTGTGTTTTCGTGTTCTTGTTGTTCAAGTCTTTTCATTTCTTTTTCTGCATTCGCAAACGCTTGTGCAACTTTATCAACTGCTTTTGAAGTTCCATCTTCTTCTACACCTAGCAATGTAAGTATTGCATCACCCAATAAAAGAAATGGTTGCATAAGAAATTGAAGAAGGTCTCCAATACCTTTCATTATTTTTTTAAATGCTGCTGCTCCTTTATTTGTTTGTGTCATTGCAGCAAAAACAGAACCTAAAGCAATTACTAAAAGACCTATCCCTGTTGAAGCAATACCTACTCTGATAGTTTTAAACATTAATTTAAAGGAAGGTATAATTGCTCTTACCATTAAACGTAATCGCCTTAAAGAAACACCCATTATCTGAAAGTGTTTAATTCCTGCAAATGCTTGTGTAACTTGTTGTTTCTGTGCTTTCTCTAAAGACTTGACACCTTGAACTGCCGCTTTACGTTCAGCTCTTAAAGTTTTTAGTGCTTGTTTTTCTAGTTGTAATTCAACTGTTGTTTCTTTAATTTTTTGATTTAAACCACTAACGCTATTTTCATAATCTGAATTTACAGATTGTTGTTGCTTCATTTTTAATAAAGCAGTTTCTAGATTATTAACAACTTCAGTTTGTATTTCTAGTTGTTGATTTAATTCTTCAACTTCACTAATACTTTCTTTTACTGTGTTATTTAAATCTTTAAACTCATTACTTGCGCCTGAAACACTTGCTTTTACTTCTAATTCTAATACTTCTGCCATATCTATTTATTTATAAACTCACGTTTGTTTTAATTTGTGTAAACGTTATATTGCTACACCATTCTACTGTTACATCAGTTTCACCTCTTACAGTCATTCTAAAATTAGTTCCTGATATATTTGCAACAGGACGCCAATCTGTAACTGTTCCACTACTTTTAATAGCATCTCTTTCACGTGCTATACTTAAAGTACCTGATTTATTTATAACTACACCTCTTTCTACAAAAGAAGCAAAATCCCCTGTATTTCCTGTATTAGTACCTGCTACTCTTACTGCAACTACGTCAGCGTGAAAATACATAATTGTATTATCAGGTATTACAAAAAAACTATCTGTAACATTATTTAAATAACTATCAACTGTTCCTCCTGCTGTTGTTTGAGTACCATACATCAATCGAATGCTTTGTCTTTCAGCTAAATTATCACCTGCTGCATTACCACCTAAAACAATACTATTATCTGCTGTTGATTGTGCTAATGTACCATATACATATGTATTGTTTACTCCATTACTTATTTCATTATTATTTCCTGCTATTATATTGTTTCTACTTAAACCTTTGACTGTATTGCTTTCACCATATATTTGCGTATTGTGAGTTCCTTGTTGTGTTACATTTCTAGAACCTTTAATAGTATTTCCTGCATTATTTATATTTGTATTTAAATCAGGATTAAATGGAAATGCGGAACAAGTGCCTGTTGTTATATCATAAGTATATCCATATGATTCACATTGCATTTGATTAGGTCGCATTACAGCAGTTCCATCTGTAAATATTACACTTCCGTTTTGTGTTATCATAAAGGGCTTTACTTCAAATCCTTTTAAGTATGGTATTGTTGCTTTTGCCATTATTTTACAAGTATAAATTCAACTGTTGAAAGATCATTTGGTTTATAATCTATTTTATTTACTCTATATTCTCTATTTTTAATAAACACACTATCATACATATTAAAAGATGCAATGTCTGAAGCGTTTAAATTTACCTTTAAACTCATTATCCTAGTATCTGAATCATATAACTCACTAAAATATGGAAGCCAATATAAAGTAAATAAATTTTCACTAGGTGGCGCTCCTATTCCGTTAAAATATTGACAAGCTCCAAAGTGATAATCTTGAGATGTTGTAACTCCTGCTTGTGATGGTGTTATTGTAGGTATATCTGTTAAGTGTGTAAATTGTAAAAAATCAGATTGGTTTTCTGAACTCAATCCATTTTGTGGTGGTATATAATATGTAACACCTCCTTGCAAAGTTTTTGCTCCATTATTATATAAAATTCTTGGAGCATTATCAAACCCTTCAAATTCTGTTTGTTCATCATTTGCGGTAAATATAGCAGGAACAATAAAATCACCAAATTGATCAAATAAAGGTTTTGGTACTGTTGCCGCAAAAGGTTCTGCTACAATTTCATCTTCACCTTCTAATATAGTAAATCCACTAGCATCAAATGTTAAGCTTCCGTACAAATGCCCCATATTATTTGATGGTGATTGTGTACTGTTTTTATATAATTTAAACGTATAATCATCTTCATCTTCTAAGAACATAAATTTCGTGATTTTGTTTAAATCAGTTAAAGGTTGTAATTTAATTTCTTCTACATCTATTTTGTTTGTCCAATCATAAGCAATTCCTCTGTTTGCTAAACTTGTTCCTGTGCCTGATTTTATAAACACATCACCATAAGGTTCTATAATAATGTTATTAGGATTTTGTTTATCAGGAATAGTTACAAGATTAAACATTGTTAATAGACCTTTTAAAAAGTCAAATTGTCCTAATTCACCTCTTAATGTTTGTAGTAAAGTTCCTGATGTTATTTGTACTTGATTTACATTGAAATTTACATTAGCAGTTACAAAAAACCCAGTTTCAAATTGTCTAACTGTTGCAGGACTTGACGCACTATCTCTTTTAAATTGTGCTTCTAAAGTATCACCTGATAATAACACTTCAGTAAAGTTAAAATTCCAACTTACATTAGCACTTGTTGAAATAGTAAAAGTTTGAGTAGCGACAACATCTGTATTGTTTTTAATCCATTGACAAGTTACTGCTTGTGAAACACTTCCAGAAGTATTTTCTATTTGATAATTACCCACTATATTATACTGTTCACCATCATTTGTAGCTGTTATTTTATGAGTAGATGTATCATAGTTAGGTGGCAATGGAACATTAAAAATATTATAACTATATAGCTCTAAATTTGTAAAAGTTGTTCCTGCATTAACAGAAGAATTAGTAGTTGCAGGTAAAAAAGTTTTTGCCCATACTCCTGTAAATTGTGTTACAGCAGTTTGTGATGGTATTTCTGCCGATCCCCAATTAAAATCCATATACAACTTTTTAAAATCTGTTGTATTGAAAAATTCACTTTCATAACTAAATACTGTATCTTTAAATATTCTATCAATTAAATATTTAACTTGAATAAAAGGTCTAAATACTTGTTCTAAAGAACTTAATTGAGGAAAACCACTTGTACCACTTGAGCCATTGCTAATTAATATATCGTGTTGCCAGTCAACAAAAGGATATTTTAATGTATCATTAGCATCTCTATAACCTGAAGTACTAGAATTTAAATAAGTAATACCTGTACCGCTATCGTTCCAACTATTTTTAATGTTCGTTTTGTTATAATCGTGATTCAGTTCTTTAAAATTTAAATCACTAAATTTTTTTTCTTTTAATATATCTGCTAGTGCTACTGCTTCAGAATACAAATTAACATTGTAACTTATTTCACCATTTTTATCATTTATATCAATTAGTCTCAAATATCCTTCAAATAAAATGTAACCATCTTGTTTTAACTCGCATTGCGTTTTTAAATAAGGATTAAATACAATACCACTATCAGTTCTTGTAATATCAAATATATTATCAAATATTTTGTTGTTTCTTTTCGTTGCAGGTAATTTAAACGCCTTAGAATAGCTTTGTACTTTTTCTATTACATTTTTAAAATTATCAACACTTAATGTAAGTGGTATATCTTCATCTTCGTATAAATCTACTATAACTTGACCATTAGACAAAAGACTTGTAAGTTGCGCTACTGTAATAGATACTTCTGTTATACTAATTGAGTTTATAATTGCAACTCCTGATGTTTGAAAAAATGCTATTGTATCTGTTGTGGATTGTGCGGTAAATTGAAATGTTTGTACTCCTGTTCCTGTTATAGTTGTTTGTGATGATTGAACATTGCCATTAAATTGAAATACATCAAAACCTATTGTATTAGTAGCTACATCAATGCTTATTTCATATGTAGCACCAATATTTAAATTTGACAATCTTTGTAGTATTCCAACAAGTGATGTAAAAGCTATTTGACCACCACTTTCTGTAACTGTCGCACCTAAATTAGCAAACCTATAAAAAGTGTTTACATTAAAAGTATTAGCTGAAATAAAAGCTTGTGGTAATGTACCTGATAAATTAATACTACTACTAGATGTGGTTACTGTATTAAAATCAATACCATCTACAAAAAATTCAGTAGTATTGCTGCTATATGGATTTACTCCATTAAAATATTGTGGATATAATATTAGTTGCAAACTCATTATACGCTTTGTGTTCTTAGTGTTAGACTTTTTTC